CAGATTCCGTCCGTTTTCTCCATAAACCGTAATCCCCAGTGCAGTGCAGCGATATTGAATGCTGTCATAGATTGTCTTATAATTCTTTTTTAATGCGCCTAAAATGATTGCATCTGCCGTCCCCTCGTGGATATCGTACCATGTTAAAATTGGAATCTTGGAAAGCGTACCCTCAAAATGAACTCGGTCCAGAATCCCTACAATCTTCCCTGCGAACATCACTGCGATCCGGTCGCTGAGAGACAGAAGCTCGTCCAGGTCCGAGGAAATCAGAATCACGCTTTTGCCCTGCTGTTTCTGCTTCATAAGCTGCTGGTGGACGATTATGCGGCGGGCATTGTCCGCAGGATCTTTGCATGGAAGATTGAGGGGATGGCTGTTTCTGCCATCGCAAAAAAGCTCAACGGCCTGCACATCCTGTCCCCAAGGGAGTATAAGAAATCCCTGGGACTGAACTTTCGGGGAGGCTTTACCAGGGGCGGCACTTCCGAGTGGAGCAGCCCGTCCGTCCGGCGGATACTGACCAACGAAGTGTACCTGGGCCATTTGGTGCAGGGCAGGACAGAGCGGATTAACTATAAGGTAAAGAAATGCGTGGAGAAACCGGCAAAGGAATGGATACGGGTGGAGAATACCCACGAGCCCATTGTATCTGCCGATGATTTTGCCATCGTACAGAACCTTTTGAAAGCGGACGGCCGCATCAGCCCGGAGAAGAAAGAAATCAGCCCGTTTATGGGGCTTCTGTTCTGCGGGGACTGCAGGGAGCAGATGGTGAGGAGGGTCAACCGCTATAAAGGGACGGAAAAGATCTATTATATCTGCTCCACCAAGAATCGTGGGGAGGGATGCAGCCGTCACAGCATAGAAGAAACCGTGCTGAAGGAACTGACCGGGACTGCCATCCGCCGGTATGCCAACGATTTTCTGGATCAGGAACGGCTTTTCGCACAGGCAAAAGAGCGGGAGGCAAACCTGCAGGCGGTCATCAGCTATAATAAGGAAATCGCCCGTCTGAAAAAAGAGCAGGATAAATATTACAGCCTGTGTGCCGGGCTGTATGAGGACCTGGGGACGGGAGTCATTACCAGGGAGGAATTTGAACGGCTCCACGGGGAATTTCAAAGGAAGGCAAAGAGCCTGTCAGCTTCGGAGGAAAAGCAGGAGCAGCTTGTCCGGGAGATGTTTAAATCGGGCGTATTGAGCGCAGGGCGTCTTGCATCTTTTAAGGATTCCCTGGAACTGAAAGAGATTGACCGCCATACCCTTGCAAGCCTTGTGAAAAGGATCTGGGTGTATGAGGGGAAACGGATAGAGATTGAATTTTATTTTACCGATCAGTATCAGGCAATGAAAGATTTTCACAGGGGGGTATGATATGGGAAGGACATCGAAACGCGCCCGTGCTGCCGCCGGTGCCGAATCCGTCGCGCCGGGAACCGTACAGGGAAAGATGCAGGGAGTAAAATATTATAAAGCGGGTATCTATGCCAGACTGTCTTCGGATCGGGATTTGAAAAAGAATGAGTCTGTGGAAACGCAGATTGAGATTGCCAAAAGGTATGTGGAGGACTGGAACCAGCAACATGGAGACAAGATAGAGATTGTTGGCGAATACGCCGATTTGGGAAAAACAGGGACGAATTTTGACCGTGACGATTTCAAGCGGCTGATGCAGGACATCCGTCTGGGCGATATTAACTGTGTGATCGTAAAGGATCTGTCCAGGTTTGGCAGAAACTATCTGGAGGCAGGGAATTATATAGAAAAAATATTTCCGTTTCTGGGAGTCCGTTTCATTGCGGTTGCAGACGGGTACGATACCGGGACGGACGTCAATAACACAAAGCAGATGGCATCCGAAATAAAAAACCTGGTGAACGATATGTATGCAAAGGATTTTTCGGCAAAGGCAAAGCTGTCCCTGAAACAGCGCAGGGAAGCAGGCTCCTATGTGGGCGGCCCGCCGCCTTATGGATATGAGGCGTGCCTGGAAGGAAGGCTCAGGAAACTAAAGCCGGATGGGAATACGGCGGAGATTGTCAGGCTCATCTATAAGAAATTTCTTGAAATGGGAAGCTATCAGGCTGTGGCAGACGAACTGAATGACAGAAGGATCAACCCGCCGACCGTTTATAAAAAATGCAAAGAGGTCTACTGTCCGGCTGAAACGGCATATAAAGGGTGGGACAAGAGCGCGGTGGAGCGCATCCTGAAAAGCGCTACCTATACCGGCGGGCTGGTGCAGGGCAGGACTTCCCTTACCGCAGGGAAAGAGGAAAACCGTGTCCGCAGACCGGAAGAAGAATGGGTGAGAAAGGAAAATACCCATGAGGCCATTATCAGCCAGGAGCTTTACGGGCAGGCACAGGAAATCCACCGCAGGATTCAGGAGCGGACACGCAGCCACAACCATCCCACAAAGGGATGCCCCATCGGGGAGAATATCTTCGACAAGGTTCTGTACTGCGGCGTATGCGGCAGGAAAATGACCCGGCACAGTTATGTAAAGGACTATCGGGACGGCAGGCGGGAACGGAAAGGCGGTTATTTCTGTCTGGACAGCGTCAGCACTAAGAGGGAAACCTGTCCGGAATCCAACCGGATATCCAGGACAGAGCTGGCGGATATCCTGTCTTTCCTGTTTCGGGCGGAATTTGCCACCCGGCTGAAAAAGCAGAGGGATTATGTGGAGCAGGGGCAGGCTCTGGTTCATCAGAAAAAACAGGAACTGGAACGACAGCTGCGTCAGACAGAAGGAGCAATGGCGGCATTGTCGGAAGAAGAGGGCGAAAAATATATGGCATACCGGCTGGGCAGTCTTCCCCAGGAGGAATATGTCCGTTACCGGCTCTGGAAGGAAGAACGTCTTCGGGAACTGAAGAGACAGAAAAAGCGGTATCAGGAAGAGGGGAAGAAGCTGGAACGGAAAGGAGATATCTATCTGAGGGCTGTCCGCTCCCTGATCAGGCTGAAAAGCGGGAACGCCCTGACCAGGGAGCTGGTGGAGGCGCTGATTGAGAAAATTTATGTCTATCCGGGGAAACGTGTGGAGATTGTATTTACTTACGGAGATATCCGCAGGGAAGGGGTGGAGTAAAGTGGGAGAGAGACGAAAGACCGCCATCTATCTGAGGGTTTCCACAGAAGATATGCATTTTAAGGCGAACTGCAGGGGACAGGAGGAAAGCTGCAGCATCAGCCACCAGAGGACGTATCTTCAGGAATATATCAGAAAGGACAAAAGGCTTTCTGACAGTGAGGTGGTGGAATTTTGCGACGACGGATTCACAGGCACCAACATGGAGCGTCCGGGGATGCAGGAAATGCTGAAAGCAGTAAAGCAGAATCAGATTGGGTGTATCCTTGTGAAAGACCTTTCCCGCTTTTCCAGGAACTATATTGAGGCGGGGACATACTTGAACCAGGTGTTCCCTTTTATGGGCGTGGATTTTGTGGCCGTAAATGACGGCTACGACAGCAGGGAGCAGGCGGGCATGACCCTTGCTTTTGACACGGCGTTCCGGACGCTGATTTACGACCTGTACAGCAAGGACATTTCCATTAAGGTAAAGACGGCTTTTGACAGCAAATGCGCAGCCGGGGAGTATGTGTTCGGACAGGTTCCCATGGGCTATGAGAAGAGCAGGAAAGTGAAAAATACCGTTATTGTCAACGAAAGAGAGGCAAAGATTGTCCGATCTGTTTTTGCCATGGCTGCGGACGGCATGAGCAGCGGGCAGATTGCGAGGCGGCTTTTTGAGGAAAAGGTTCCCACGGCAATGCAGCTGCGCTATCCTGGCAGGGATGGACTGAAAGAGAATCATACATGGAGCAGTTCCATGGTTCGGCGTATCCTGAGTAATCGTTTTTATCTGGGTGAGATGGCATATGGGAAAAGTGTGCGTAAATCGGTGGGGAGTAAAGAAGGAAAAGCTGTTCCCGAAAGCGAGTGGAAAGTGTTGAAAGACCACCACGAGCCGCTGGTGACGCCTGAAATCTTCGCCCGTGTCGCTCTGGAAACTCCCGGGCATTCCACGAAGCGTAAGAGGGAGAAGCACCCGCTGACCGGAAAGATTTTTTGCGGCGGGTGTGGATATTCCTTAAACTACAAGCCGCAGAAGGAAAAGATTCCACGTTATTTTTGGTGCAGGAAGCATTCCATGCTGCAGATACCGGACTGCTGTACCTATTTCCATGCGGCAGTTCTGGAGGAAACGGTGCTTACCCTGTTGAGCCAGGAACTGATGCGCAGGGGCGACCAGATCAGGCAGCGTAGGGCTTTGGAGCAGTTCCAGAAGGAGAATCTGGAGAGGCTTGCGGGGAGAGGCAGGGAGTACCGGAAGGAATACCATGATATGCAGAGGGAGAGGGATTCCCTGTACGAGAGCTACGCTTTCGGTCAGATGGATGCCCGGGAATACCGGAGCAGGGCTGACCGATTGACTGCCCGGATGGAAGAACTTTCCGGCAGGATTCAGGAAGTGGAGGCGGAACATATCCAGCTGGGGGAAGAGGCGGGCAGGGATAAGCAGGATATGAAACAGATTATCCGCTATTCTCATTTGGAGACATTAACCCAGGATGTGGTGGATGTCTTTATCCGGAAGGTGACGGTTTATAAGAATAAGCGGGTGGAGATTGAGTGGAGTTTTTCCGAATAAAAAGGGGCTTTCACCACGAAAACAACCTGACACTAATTTAACATCAATTTACATTGAACTTGACACTAATCTGACATCAGCCCTGCGAAAATATAAGGTTTTCCGAGACTTTCGATAAAAAATAAGTAAAAAAGTTCGTGACACTAACTTGACATACACGGGATATGGGGCGCTGTGTGTCGAAAATAGTCTGCCAGAGTAGAATGGATTATTTTGGAACAATCAATGAAGAAGCGGAAACTCAAGTTAAAAGAGGTTGATATGTATATAAAAAAGTGTATGCTTATAAAAAAGTCCCAATTCGTTTTATTGTTGCTGATAAAATGCGTGTATAAATATACATTCCCGTGTTTAAAACATAATAGATTTATGAAATCTGTAAAATAATGGCATATTTTTTCTTATGGAGTAACATATTTATAGACATTGTAATATTTAAAAGAAATTAAATATTTTTGATGATTTTTTATTCCTGCTAATTATTGAAATGGGTAGCATGGCGGAATACAATGAAGGGAGGAAGAAATTTAATGAAAATGCAATAGAAATGTGAGAGTGATTGTGGTATTCTGTTAGAGGTATAAATCGGAAGTCGATAAACAAAAAGAGGTGAAATGTGTGGAATATGTAAAAGAAATATTTGCACAATATGACAGACAATGTATTCGAGTTTATCAAGCATACAATCCTGCAATTGCAAAAGAAGCAGTTTCTTTGCAGACATTTGGAAAAAATTTTAATGTTAACCGTATGACATGGATAAAGCCATCTTTTTTATGGCTTATGTATCGCTCTAACTGGGGAACTAAAAAAAATCAGGAATGTATTTTAGCCATAGATGTATATCAGTCAAAGTTTAACGAAATACTGCAAAAAGCAGTGCTGACATCGCCGGACTCTAAAAGTTATACTGGTATACAGTGGGAAAAAGCTTTTGATGAAACAACAGTATATTGCCAATGGGACCCGGATCGAAATTTAAATGGAAATGCAATCAATCGTGCAGCAATCCAAATAGGTTTAAAGGGAAACACATTAAGAGAGTTTTTAGATACAGGTATTTGCCGAATAGAGGACTTAACTCCGTTGGTAAAAAAATGGAATGAGCAAAGAAAAAATGGAAAATTAAACTCTAAAAAACTACCATTAGAGAGAATATATCCAGTCAAAGATAAAGCAATCAGAAACAGACTGAATATGACATAACAATTCCTAGTTTGTGAAATGATTTATGAGAACACTTTTCCAAAAAGGAGAAGAAATAAGCAACTATACAGATAGGTGATGGCTCAAAACCATCGCCTATTTTTATGCCTTTTAACACATACTCAAAATCTAGAGATTCCAGCCCATATTTTATACCCAATACACAATATGATTAAAATTAAATATGGTTCGGAGA